TCCGCATCGCCAAGACTCAATGTGGCTCCGGTCTTTATGTTCTTCTGACGGTCAAATCCGCCTGTGGACGAGCCTGATGTGTTCTCAGTACCGTCAAGGCCCACACCCCATACAGGAGAGCTGTCTGTTGAATTGAGGCAGTTCTGGGAGTCACGATAGCCGTACTTGGACATCATGTGGAACAGCAGGTGATTCCTGAAGTCCAGATTGGCAAGGCCGTGGTTGTTGCTTCGTGCCTGTGCCTTGTCCCAGAAGCCCTTGATTGTCTGGGAGTCCGCTGTCACGACACCCGGAACAGAACGGAGCTTGTTCGAGTCAATCGAACACTTGAACTTACCTACCACCTGCTGGGGTATGATGTAACCGCCTGGCAGCGGAACGAGAGAGAGCCATAAGCGAAGTATGGTAGTCGCTCCGACGGTCTTGGTCTGTACCTTGCCGTAGGTCTCAGGTATGATTTTCATCATATCCGCACCTGCGAAGGCCGATATCAGGGTTCCGTCACCGTTAAGGATGTAAGTACCCTCCTTGGTGTACCTGTTGTCATTGCGGTTCAACTCGCAGTAGTTGCCGTTGGCATCCATGAGGACGCTCACGCCTGCATCTTCCCATAGCTGGCGCATGTGCATGTTACCGCCAGTGTTGACTCTCGTGGAGCCGCTGCCACTGGCCACGTTGACATCAATGTAGAATGCGAGGTCGTTCAGCACTTCCTCGTCGTTGTCATTAAGGTGCTTGCGGAAATCCTCAATCGAGATTTTACCTAACGCACCACCGAACTTTCCAATAATGGAATCAGCGTCCGACATCGTGTTCACGGAGGGCGCATCTGTGATTTTTTTACTCATATCTTTTTATTTTGAAATTAGAATGTAGCCGTTACCAGCACATCGACATCTGAATAATAGGCTCCGGATCCTTCACCTACAACCGCCATGGACGGAGTGAGGGTGACGAGCTGTGTCGAGCCTTCGCCCTTCTTGACACCGAGGGCGTTGAAGACCTCCCACGAATAGGACACCTCACCTGCATACAGCACGTTGTTCTTCTTCACCGAAAGGGTCCAGTATGCGTTCTGTCCCGGAGCGAGGTAGCCTGTGTTGTTGGAGTAACCGCTTCCTGTGGTCGGCGTGGCGTCAATCTGATATTCGTCCGCTATGTCGTTAATCCTCTGGCTGTCCTGTGCCACAAGGTTGCCGTCCTTATACAGCTTGGCGATAAAGATGCCACCGCCATCGACATCGGACCTGTTGACCGTCACGCTGGCACCAGTCTGGCCGACCCACTCGGTGTCTCCCTTGAACCACTTGATGGTATAGCCTCCTGAACCAATGGTGACAGAGCCTGTGCCGAGACCAGCCACAGCCGTAAGGTGAGCCTGTGTGGTGACAGCGTCAATCTCCACATGGTCAGTGGTAATCTGAAGCCAGTGCGAATCAGCACCACCAGCCTGAATGATGACATCAACACTTCCGTCGATGCTGTCCGTCATGCCGTTGCAGGCATAACCGACCGTGTAGTCAATCTGCTTGTTGGCTATCACACCTGACGTGATGAGGTTCTTCACGATCATCAGGTCGTAGTACTGCTTACCTCCTACGGTGGCAATCCTCGCCTGGAACTTGTTATTGTTGGTCGCTGTCTGGAACTGGTCAGTCAACGTGGGGAAGGTGAGGGCCACTCCGTCATACTTCCATGTCACACCGGTTATCTCTGCCGGATAACCTGCACTTGACCTGACACCAAGACGTATGATAGGTCTTGACGCAGGTGTGTTCTCCCAGTCCGGGGTGGGGACGTACGTCTCTTTGTTCAGAACCTGAAAGAGCGAGTTGCCGTTACCCGACTGGTCTATGATGTCGCGCGTAACGACAATCTGGTCTCCGTTTCTCACAAAGCGGACGGAGAACGCCGCACCAGCTGTGTTGCTCATATCTGTTGAATTTTAAGGGTTTGCAAAACATCCATCTCCGATGTGACCGTACCGCCGAGAAGCTCGGCTGCTGCGTTGATGTTCTCATCGATAAGACGAAGCTCATTCTCGTTGACCACCATCTTCCTTCCGTTGGAACAGAGACGGTGCAGGCGGGAGTCAATACCATGCTTCTCGCCCTTGAATCTGTCTATAATAGCGTACAACATATCATCCAATCAAAAAGTTTCCGTTATCATCAGTAAGCACGTCACCGTTGTCGTCTGTAAGCAGCTGGAGAGTGCCATGAGGATCCACTTGGAACCAGTAATCGAAATACGAATCGTTCTTGGTCAGTCCGATACCCAACTCCGAGACTTCGGCAAGCATATGCTCACCTCTCTGCCACTCCTTCGCAGTATCGAACTTCCACTGGTTGTCATCAAAATACTTGGCCTGTGTGAACCAGCGAATCAGATAATACAACTCCGGGTATTCGACAAGCCTGTCACGCAGGTTGATGAGGACCGAGTTCTCATAGACTACCTGTGAGGCTGCTATGTCCGAAGAACGCTGTCCGCATCCGCTGGTAGGCATGGTGACTTGTGTGTTGAGACCTATGGAGGCCTTTGCGAAGACCTCGTTACTCTTGATGAACTGCACCTCGTATTCGGCCTTGCTTATCAGCCTCATGTCAAACTTGACATTGGGATAGCTCGCCTGAAGCAGCTCCGGAGCAGATACCGAGTTGGGTGTGAGGGCCGTTGACGTTCCCATCCTCACCACTCTCATCGTTATGTCCTGTGGCAAGGTCGTTATCTCGTCCGCACCCTGGGTCAGCAGGACCTTGACCGTCTGCTCGAAGGAATGCTCATCGATGTGGGAATCCCTGTTACCTACAACCGAAAGACCCATGCCTACCATATAGTCGTATAGCAGCAGGTTATCATACAAGGGGTCGTAGGTGATGAGGGGCTTGTCAACACAGCAGGCGAACTTGTCGTCACCCTTGTTCACGGTGGTCAAGGCAAGCTCATCGCTCTCCACGTTATACACTATGCCTGTCCTCCAGTCAAGGAACTGGCCCTTGAAGGTCAGCACTACATCTTCGCCCACGCCAAGGTTCTTCCTTACGTACAGGGTACCTCTCACGTCTGTCGAGCTGGTGTCGATGTTGTAGTCCGTGTTCAGCGTCCACACATCAGCGATAGGCTCTCCGTTGACAAACCACTCGATGGTTCCAAGAAACTCGTTGGCCGGGCCATGATGGAACACGTTGTCCGGATCCATGGCACGTACATAAGGAAAGATAGCAGTCGGAGTCAACGTCCTGTTAGGCACGTAAGAAGCGCTACCTCCGGTCGTGTCAATCGTCTGCGCTGCAGGCGACTGAGGAGTGAGGCACGCAAGCTGGCATGAGACCGTAAGAGCCTCAAACTTAACCCTTGTGTGCGTCCTCTTGCTTATAAAACTATTCTCGTTCATGTGTTATGAAAAATAATCTACTGTCGCTACATCTGCATCGAGGCCGTTGGCTACGTCAGAGGCCAGCACGTTGAATACCGCCATAAGCTGACGTATGCCGTCGATGCCGAGGTCATTAAAACTGATAGGGAACGGATTGCTCACGCTCTGATGCTGCGCGTTCCACACAGCGTCAGAAGCCTGATCACCAGTGTTCCTCGTAACTGAAATATGTGTGAACTGCGAGGTGACGTCCTCACCATAGCCGTTATACACATACACCGTAACATACTCCGTCTCGCCCGGGGCAAGACTTCCTCCCTTGCTCTGGTCAACAGAAGCCCTGTAAGCAATCCTCTCGAACTGGTCTATCTGACCGAACACATACGCGTTGCCGAACACCTGGCCATAGCCATGGAACACCTTGGTGTAGGGACGCCCCTGCTTGTCTATGGCCGGCATGGAGAAGCCTTCTATATGGCCTCTTATCTCATAGTAGTTGTTAGGCTGGAATACCCATGTATTGACTCCTGTGAGGGCCAATGAATACTCCGTAGTCGTGTATATGAAGGACTGACGCGACGTGTTCGATATGTTGCCTCTTCCTGCGAAGTGCATCATGGCAAAGGGATGTATGCCGTTACCTCCTTCGGCCTCGCTTCTCAGCAGGTAGGTGAAGTTCTCGTTATGGCTTCCGCTGACACTGGTTATCTGGAAATAGACCGTCTTGAAACCTGCAAACGTGAAGTTACCCCTGTTGTCATCCGTGTTGGTGGTCTCGTTGCCGCTGGTGTCATGCCAGATACCCATACAGAGGTCACCGACTGCAATGGCACCTATCTCGCCTTCATCGAGTTTCAGCTTTCCGCTGCCAGTCTCATAACCTGCGTTGGGTGTTATCTCCTCGATGATACCGCCACCGAAGGTGTCCCACCTGATGCCTGTATAAATCGAAACCCTGTTGTAACGCAGTTCCGGGACCTCCAGCCATTCCCACAGCTTCATGCCCCTCAGTTCCGCATAGCCCTGTCCGTCTATCGAACCGCCGACACCGACCAGTCCAGGAACGAACGATGAGCCGAACTGGGCGCCATTCTCGAAGATATCCTTCTGCTTGTGCTGTATGCGTCCGAAGGCTGTGTCCGCACGGTCACGTCTGAGGAACTGCTGATCTGAGCGCTTGGCCGAATAGACGTTGAAGTCACTCGGTGTCGTCTGGCTTGTGGTCGTTATGATGTAAACGCCGCTGCCTCCGCTACCGCCACTGCCCTGATAGGACACTCCGTTGACCGTGATGGCATCCAGCTTGCTCTGCATGTCCTTGGTTCTGGAGTAGGCAGCAGCCTCACCAACCGTGTAGGAGGGTGTGTCATACATCAGGTCCAGCTTTATCTCATAGCCGATGACCCTCGAACTCCTGCCACTGGCGAAGTAGGTCGGGTTGACCAATCTGACAGGCTGGCCGAGCGAGTAGGCCACGAAGTTGTCCGTGGTCATCTTGTCCTCGTACCAGTCCGACATCATCTTGCAGTTGTAGGTGTTCGGGTCAATCTTCATCTTGGCGAGCTTGGCCTGAACCGCCTGCAGCAGCTCTGCTTCCGCATCATCGACAAGGTGAGTCTCCTGAATCTTCGTGCTGTCCCATCCGGTGATGACGAACTTGTCACCGACTGCCTCACGTCCTATGGCGGCGTTCTGCGCTGCCGTACGTGGCTTGAGGTCATCATCCGGGAGTCTCCTGCCATAGTCCTCGTTGGCTATTATCTCGAATCCTGTGGGGTCATCGGCAGGATAGGGGTTACATGCGAACTCCATGCCGTTCAGGTCGCCTGACTCGAAGATGATATGAAGCTCACCCACGAGCCTCATTTCCTCAGTCACCACGAATCCGTCCTTGTCCGTTATGCGGAAGATAGGCACCTGATCACCTGTCGGCTCCTGGGTCTCAGGGTCGATGACGTCAATCATCTCCTCCTCGACGGTGCCAGTCTCGCACTTCACCCTCGGATAGATGTCATCATCGATGATGACAGCCTCCACAGCCTCGTTCTCGTTGGTCACGCTCTCATCCTCCACATATCCGTGAGGGCAGCTGTCCAACGGCAGCATGAGACGTTTCTGGACCACGCCGTTATGCGTGATGTCGGCCGAGTCATCCTTTCTGTAGTCAGGAGGCAGGTTACGGTCACTGCCGAACGCTATGATACGTGTGGCGAACTCGTTCTTGCTCTGTGAGCTGCTCATATCCTCCACGTTCACGTCAAGCTCGAAATCCACCTCCGTTCCGCTGAGTACGCACTTGCCGAAATACAGCACGTTAGCCTCAAACCACCACTCGCAGTCGAATATCTGCGCAAGGTCATTCAGGGCCGATATGAAGTCCGTGTCGTTATACTGCTTGAGCTTGGCCATAGCCAGCTTGTCGGCAGGGAAATTGAACAACTGGTACTGGTACTGCAGACCTTCGTAGCGATAGGTGGCATCGATGGCGCCGAGGGCGTTCATGCCGTTGATAATCACTCCGAGGTGTGTGTCTATCGTTGCGGTCAGGTTGAAGGAGGTCTCGCTGGCTGCCGAGGTCGGCATGTAGCGCACCTTCTTGTTCCGGAACTTCATGTAATAGGCATCCAGACGCAGCGTGTAGTCATATCCGCTCGTCTCGCGGTTGTACTTCGGCGAATAGAGGTCTATCAACTCGAATCGTCCGAAGTAGGGGAGGTTGACGTATGAGCCAAGACGCAGATAGACAGGGTCGGCCAGCGTGAAGGGTATCTTCACGTAGTGGTCACCCATGAGCTCCCTATGACAGAGAGACCCTTCGGGCACATCCTGAAGCGTCAGGATAACCGTGTTGTCTATCGCCTTGACCTGTATCATGTCCTATTCTTTGGGTTCGGCTCCTCCACCTTGAGGTGAAAGACAGCCATCTCTCTCTGGTACTGCTTGAACTGCTGGCAAGACTTGTAGATGAGGTGATACACCACCTGCGGTCTCGTCTGCATGACTCCGTTCACTATCTTGCTCCGTGCCGGCTGGTACTTGGACTTCAGGGTGAAAGCACCCGGCTCCAGCACCTCCTCACAGAAAAGGTCGTACTTCTCGAAGAACTCCTCCTTGGTCTTGGCCACTATGTGGAACGGAAGCACGATCTCCCTCACATCTACCTTGGGGTTCTTGGTGATGACGCTCTTGCCATGCGCCACACGGCTCTTGCTCTCTATGAACTGCTTGTTGGGGGCAGGAGTCATGAGGGCCGACAGAGCGCCGTCCTCGAAGTTGATGCCGTAGCGTGTGTACGCATCCGTGTTGTTTATCGTTACATCACCTGTCATATCACTTGGTGTTGGTTGCTATTTCATCCAGTTTCGCGCTGAAATCCGTGTAAATCTGCTTGGAGTACTTGAATATGTCCTCCAGATAGCCGTTGGCCAGTATGAACATGTTGCGTATCTCCTCCAGGTAGCCGTTGCTGCTCTCACATATCACCTTCATGTCAGATATCTGCCCGGTGACCACGATCATCTGAGCAGCTATGTTCTCGCCTGTTATCACAAGGGTGGTGAAACGGCCCTCCAGTGAGGCACCCAACTCCTGACTCATGGCCTGGTAGCCCTTGGAGGTGACTTTCTGCTCTTCACTGCCTCCAGACCATCCGTAGGCCTGCATCAGCGAATCCCTCCATGTCAAACCCATCTGTACGAGGTCATCCCAGCTCTGGAACTGCTCGTTCCGGCCAGTCTCATAGTCATAGTAGGTACCGCCGGACTCCCTGAGTTTCTGCATCTCCGCCTCGTCAATCTTTCCGTCAGGACCCATGTATGACGCAAAGGCCTTGTACCACTTCTGTAACAGGGGCTTAATCTGCTCCGAAGCGAATGAGTTGACCATTGCCTTCTGCATCATCTTCTCGAAGTCATTAGCGAAGTTCTCTGCCTCCGAATCCATGTTCATCAAAGTGGATGTGAACTGGTCCTCGACGCTGTCGAAGGTCGTTGATGTCAGCTTCTCGAAATACTGGCCTTCCAGCTGCTCCAACTGCTTCCAGTACTCGATATACTCATCCATGTACTGGGCTGCGTCCTTGTAACCGTCATTGGCCAGATCCTTGATGTGTCCGAAGATGTCAGGCAGCTGCTCTGCCACCTTGTGCATCTCCTCCGATGTGAGGCCGATGAAGGCACCTGCGCTGTCTATGGTGCGTCCAATGACTGCGCTTATCCTGTTCCATTCGTCCTCTGAAATACCCTCGTTAACGAAGTAACCTGACGAATGCTCGCCGCCTATGCCGAGGAAACCGTTGGAGTAGGCACCTGCGCTGCGGCTCATCATAGACTGCACGTTGGCCATCGACTGCTCAAGCATCGCTTTCTGCTCCTGGTAGAGCTTCTCGGCATCGACCACAGCACCCTGCATCATCTTCTCGCTCAGCGAGTCAATGGAGTACTTCAGGGCTTCGTTCGAGGCTGTCAGCTGCTCTATGTCTTCCTCAAGGGTCTCGTCACTGTCGCCGGAGAAGTCAAGGAGGTCACCGAGTCCGAAGGCTCTGGCCGTGACGTTCAGTATCGTCTCCTGAATCACAGCAGCTATCAGCTTGAAGACGTTCTGCAGGAGTGACTGCGCGAAACTGGAGAGCCAGCCCTTGTCAACATCAGTAATGGAGACGATGAGGCTGTCTATGATGCTCACTATGGCATTGATTATCCTGTCAAACAGGTCATCCACGAAGCCCACGAAGTCATCACCTACGGCATCTATGATGGCGAGGATGGCACCTATGATGCCTCCTGCCTTGCCGAGACCTGACAGGCCCTCGCCCTTGGTTCCCTTAAGTGCAGCTATGAGGTTGACTATTCCGTCAGCAAAGCCTTTGAGCGTGCCGTTGGACATGGTGTCGAGAGCATCCGAGAAGTTATCAAGGGCACTCTGTGCCTGCTGTGTGCTGTTGCGTAGGTTATCCTGTGTGTCAACGAGGTTGCTGTCTGCCTGGCGCTGCTGCTGACCTGTGGTCTCCACGGCTTGGGTGGCATGGATTACAGCGACCTGCTTCCTTGCCTTCTCGTCATCAGATGTGGCCTCCTCCAGTTCCTTCTCCGCACGCTCCAGATCCTTGATGGCTTGCTCATGTTCCCTATGGGCTATCTCGGACTGCTTGATGGCATCCTGATAGCTCTGCAAGTTCTCGCCAATCCTGTTGTATATGCTGAAATCGAACGTGCCGACTCCCGGACCGATCTTCTCCTGCAGGGTGTTGCGCATGTCGATATACTGGCGCTTGTTGGTGGCATCCAGTTTCTTGAACTCATCTGACTTGATGAACTGGTTGAGCTTGTCAATAGAGACCTCAATCTCATCCCTGAAAGCAGCACCGATATGGTCGAACATCGTGGTCCAGTCTATCTCCGCTTCAAGGGCTGTGAGACGCATGGACTCGATGGCCTCGTCACGTTCCTTCTCCAGTGACCTGCGTTCCCATTCATTCCTGGAGGACGCTATCTTCTCGTCATACTCCTTCTGCAGGGCCAGCCTACGCTCCTGAAGGGTGCCGTACTCCTTGAGGTAATCCCTCATGGATTCCAGTTCCTCTCTTGTGATATCCTTCAACTGCCTCTGTGCCGTGAGGTTGGCCAGCTCATCGTACATCTTGTTTATCTCAGTCAGGTCAACGGTGGACTCATCGAAATACTGAACCTTGTACTTTGCATCCTGAGTCTTCTTAATCTTCTCCTTCTGGTCGAAAATCTTCTTTTGGGACTCTATGTACTTGCGTATGGCGTTCTCACGCTGTGTCTCTATGTCGTCAAGCTCATCCTGATTGGCCTTGGCTCTCGCTGCCTTGACCTTGGCCTCGCCCTCGTCCATAGCAGCTATCGTAGCATCGGTTATCTTGGACTGCATGTCATCCTGAGCGTCCTGCATGGCACGCCCGGCATCCCTTATCAGTTCCTTGAGCTTGTTGGTCTCATCGGCTATCTTGTCTCCGGTCCTGTCCTGAGTCTCCGTGCCTTTCTGGGGGAGCTTCTTGCTTATTTCGCTTAATGCCTCTGATATGAACTCATCCGACTTACCTGAGAAATCGTATGTGAAGAAGTCACCAACGGTAAGGACACCTTTCTCTCCGCTCTTAATCTGCTCTTCGAGGGCAGTCTTAATCTGCTGAAGCTGCTCTATGTTCTTGTCGCTGAGGGCTCCTGTAAAGGCGTTGAGGTTGTCGTAATAACCAGTCACTACCTTGTTGGCTTCGCGGATGGTGCTGTTCAAGGTGGAGTATTCACCTCTCAACTGCTCCAAGCGCTCCATAGCCTTTTGCTTCTCCTCTGCTGTGGCTTCGGCTGAAACATCCTGACCGTTGGCTCTCCATGTCACCATTCCAGTGCTAAGGATATCCCTGTTCCTCTGCATCTGCTCCTCAACCTCCTGCCTGCGGCTCATAGCCTCGTTCAGGCGACCCTGCATGATAGCCTTAAGGTCTTGGTTGCGCTGCTCTATCTCTTCGCGTACAGCCTCAGTATTGATATCAATGGCATTACCGTATTCATCGAAGTTGCTGATAGCCGTAGGCAGGTAGCCGGCCAGCTGCTGGGTTATCTGGAGTAATCTTGCCGACTCGTCAGCAGATAACTCTGCCTTGCTTTTCAGGTTGTCATACTCATCGGCAAGACTCGCCACCTCACTTGTCTCCTCCTTCATGTCTTTCATGTCGGAAACGGAGTCGTTGAGGTCATCAATGACTTCCTGTGTGGACTTGACGTTCGTGGCAAGGTATATCATTGAGCCGACCAATGCCGCAATAGCTGCTGCAACCAATACATACGGATTGCTGAGCAGTGTGGCGTTGAGTGCAGCCTGCGCTTTCTGGAACAGGACGGTGGCTACGGTAGCCTTACCCTTGACTGCGATATCAGCCTCTGTAGCAAGGGCGTTCTGGATATGCGCTGTCTCCTCCAGGGCTATATATGCAGCATGAGCCTTCTCCAGTGTGTTGAGAGTAAACAGGGCCACCCTGTATGTGCCATAGATACCGACCAGTGTGGATATGACATCTATCACATCTTTATAATTAGCCACGAGAGTTGACGCGAACTCGATACCACCCTTGAAGGCACCCTGCATGGACTCGCCGATCTCGTTGAACATCGAGTCGAGGTCATCCTGCAACTGACCCCATGAAGACGAGAGGTTAGGCATCATCTGGTCCATGATACCAGCGAACATGCCACCTTCATCGGTGACATGCTGAATGGCCATCTGCAACTGCTCGAAGGAAACGGTGTTGCCGTTGACCGTCTCGCCGATCTCCTGAAGCACGTCACGCAGCACCAGGCCTTTGTTGGCCCACGACTCCATGGCGTTGGCATCCACCTTACCTGTGCCCTTGGCTTTGTTCCATAGGTTCACAAGGTCCATAAGCGGCTGCTTGGTCGCTGTCGCTATGTTGGACAACTGGTCGAGGATTCCACCCTTACCGGATATCTTGTCCACGTCATTGCCGTAGGCTATGAGTTGCTTGGAGGCATCGGCGAGGTCCGAGAACTCGAACATGTTGTACCACGCATAATCCTTCAGGTCTTTAGTGAACTTGGCCGCTTTCTCCTGGTTACCCAAGAACACAACCATGCTCGACTCGATGTCCTGAAAGTAGGACCTTACCTCATATATCTTCTTGACGAATGCTGCTGCAGTGGTGATAGAGAAAGCCGCGGTGACCGTCTTACCTATGCCGGAGAAGACTTCATCGATACTACGTCCGCTCGCTTCTATGTCTCTCGCTGTGTTATGCACACAATCACGAGACTCCTGCATCGAATGGATGAAGTTGCTGTTATCACCTGTAATGTCGAACTTTAACGCCATATCTTTGCCGTTTCTTCACACGCACGCGCGTTGGGTTGTCACTTTTGTATCTTTGTCTCTTCACTCAGTCTGGACGGAAAGCCCGTTGTTACCGAACATGGCAGCGATACTCTGGGCGTTCTCCGGGTTGCTTGCGTCAACCATCGCTCCGCCCATTTCATTGGGAATCTCCTTCTTTTCCTCCTCCGTGAGGAAGATATTGGTGATTTTATCTGCCAGCATGAGCCTCAGATACGAATATCCCTTCTCGTAGAGAATCTCGTTGTCCGAGTAGCCCATCTCCTTGAGGGGTCCGATGAACGCTCCGAAGATGGCCTTGCCGTTGAACGTGATATCGTTGCGGTTGCGGTTCTTTATCTCCATAACCTTGTTCATCCTCTCCCTCTCCTTATCCAGTCCGAGGTATGTGATAAACTCATCCGTCTGGTCGGCCGTGAAGACGATGATGAGCAGCGATGCAAGCTCCTCGTCATCCAGATCCTTCAGGAACACGTTCTTACGGATTGTGATTGCCCTGTGGTCATACAGGTCTTTATATGTGTTGGGGGCTGTGTAGTAGGCAAGGATATTGCAGCATATTTCGCGCTTCCCCTTGGCCAGTCTCAGCGACTCAAGATACGGATTGCGTTTAAGGTTGTCCTGGTTCAGCTCCAGTTCCTCGATCTGTCTCTTCAGAAGGAACTTCTTCGCCAGGGTGACAGGGTACAGGCAGAAGTGCTTGTGTCCTATCATGAATCCGTGCGGTCTGCCTATAACTACATCAGCAAGGTTATCCTCTATGTTGTTTTTCTTCTCTGTCATAGAGCGGAGAGTTGGAATCGAACCAACGGCCTCAAGAATGGATTTCCTGCGCTCTGGCCAACTGAGCTATCTCCGCGGTTGCCTCCATTTGACCCTGGAGGCTTAGGCTTACGCACGTGTGTAGTACGTCATGCCGTTCTGAGGTGTGGTGTCCTGAGACAGGATATAGTTGGCACCGTTCTTGATGTACCAGCCCTCTGCCTTCGGGTTCTTGCTGGAATAACCAGTTCCGGCTGAATCTACTGCTGAGTAGGTCCATGCGCCCTTGACGAACGGAACAACATCGGTGACGTTGCCTGCATCGTCAGTCTGGCCACCAGTCTTGTACTGGTAGTGAGCCATGAGACCGTCAGTGGAATCACCCTTCAGGGTTATCTTGCGAGAGACGTTGAGCAGACGTACACCGATGGCTCCTGTTGAAGGAGGTATAATCTCGATGCTGCCGGCATCCTCAGTGAAGCCCGGAGTTACCTCTGCCTCGCTGCCGATACGGCGGTCAAACTCAATGATATACTTATCGGCCTGGGACTTGCGACCCTCGGCCTCACCACCCTCGATGAGGGCTTCCTGCACCTGACCTTCCTCTACAGAGAGGCTGGCTGTGCTTTCCTTGATGTCGCTATATGAGATAGCGTCACCAACAGTAGGGGTGTGCTTTGCAGTACACTTACCCCAACCTAAAATCTTTCTTGCTCCCATAACTATTCGTTTGTTAGTTTGTATTCAATCTTGTTGCTGATCACATGCTCTTCTGTGGCTGAAACCTCGATGACATCCTGCGATATCAGGGTAAGCATGAACTCCTCGCCGTAGAACTCGTTGAACAGGGCTTCTGCCAGATCGCAGAGCTGCTCCAGTCTCAGTGAGGCTTCTTCGGCCTGGTTGTTCACCATGTCATCCTTGACATAGATGTTGACATAGACGGTGACAATCTGAATCTGTCCGTTGAGGTTGGAGGGCACCGTTATGACGATATCCTCCTTGTCCGAACCTTTCGGTCTCTTGCCTCGCTTGGTCAGCGTTCCTGTAACGGCCTGATGCAGGGGGGAACCCTTGATGAACCGATACATGTCCGTCTTTATCTTCTGAACCGTCCTCATAGCCTTACTTCGAGTGCCTGGATTTTCTTCTCTGCTTCCTTGATTGCCTTGCGGAGGTATCTGTCAACCTCCTGTTTCGCGTAGTTCTCTGTGGATGCAAGGACATCCTTGCCTTCTATGGCTTCTACGAACTGGGCGTAGTCCATAGCTGCTATCACCACAAGAGCGAATGTCTCAGAATACTGGCTTGCAAGCTCCGCAATCATCTCACGTCCTTTCCTTGAGCCTTCCTTTCCACCGAGGACCGATGAGAAGGCTGACTGAATCTCTTTCTGGCCGTGCGAGAAGATTGCGTATCCGACTGAACTTCTGAGGTTGCCTGTCTGGTCGTACCAACTCTCAAATCCGCTTCTGTCCCTCACCTTCGCAACACATGTCTCACCGAGGTATGACAGGTTGCGCTTGATGCAGTCATAAAGAATCTTGGCGGCTTGCTGAAACAGCTGGTCGATGGCCTTCTGGGATGTAGCGAGGGTGATGCTCATACCCACATCTTGCACTGATGCTGGTAGGCGTGGAAACCCAACACCGTGAACTCTTTCTTCTCCGGCTTCACGCCTTGGCCGAAGAAACTGATACGTACCTTCTCTCCTGTCTTGAACTCCCTTGAGTTCTTCGGCAGATAGATTACGTATGAGTACTGCTTGACGTCTCCGTTCGGGGTGGTTATGGTGTT